TTAAAATTACCTTTTGTAATTTTATCAGTTTGGTCATGGTACTTAGAATATTGCATATCAGAAACTAAAGGTGAGCACATGACAATTACATTATTAAATTTAGCTAAATTGTGTCTTGTAAATCGAGATCCTTTTGCTCAAATATCAGAACAAATCAGATATTTTTACATGTGTGGTTTAGGTAAAGGTGCATCAATTTTTCCAATAATAGATAAAATAAAATTTTACACTCCAAGAACAACTACTGAATTAGTTTACTTATTAAATATGATTAAATTAGGTACAGTAATGAAATCATGCAATTCACTTGGAATGTTATCTGAATTAAAAGAAAAAGATATTATTTCTGCTGCTATGCCTCATGAAATTGTTCCTATTAATAACTTTAACTATCTTGTTTCTGCATTATATGTTTGTAATTTGTTTAATAAATTTAGAGCTTTCACACAAATGTCAGAGGCTTATTGCTTTAATGAATTAATGGAAGAAGAATTGATATATAAAAAAGCCCATAAAGATTTATCTGACTATAAATCATTAAATATAAATAATATTGACACATTAATTGACATTTCATATACTAGGTGTGTTGACTTAATCTTAAATGATCAAGCAAGATTTTCAGGTGATGTAATATTTATTTTAGCTGCTAGTGTAGCTAATAAATTAGACCAACCAGATTTACATATCGGTTTTGAAAAACTTAAAAATAATTTAATTGATTGTTGTTCATTAAAAGGTTCAACTTCAGGTGACACAGCCATTTGTGATAAACAAGGAATAAGAGTTGCATCAGCTATAGCTGAAGGTACTTTAAGATATTTAGCAATTGATGATAAATCTATTAAATCTGAAGGACTAGGATATGCATCTATCTTATTAACAGATGGATGTAAAGATGCTTCAGTTTTAAATTTAATGGCAATTCAATCTTTAAATCGCTCTAAACAAAAATATTTATATCGAGTAGTTCAAAAAGATCAAAAAGGGCATAGAGAAATTTCAGTCTTAAACTTTAACATGAGATTAGGCACATTTTTTATAGAAGAAGTTTCCAGGTCATTACAACCTTTATTTAAAGGAGATTTATTAGAGAATCCAGAAAAGGATGAAATAGTGCATGCTGCAGTAACCAGAGTTAGATCAATTGCCCATGATAAAGAATTACCATTTTATTCTGACAATAATGATCAAAAAAGATGGGGACCTAATGCTTTAATGCATCATTTTGCGGCCTTGTTAATACCTTATATAAAAAATCCTGTAGTAGGTAATTTAGTATTAGTAGGATTAAATGCAATGACAAACAAGGTAGCTAAATATCCAGAATCTCTTATAGAATTTTATAACAAAAATATTAAATTTACAAATAACAAAACAATTACTCAATTTCTTAAAGAATCTGTTCCTAATTTATCAAAAGGTATATATGGTGTTAACTTTCAATGGGGAATGTGTCAAGGCATTTTACATCAAACTTCATCTATCTTTCATGCATTAAAATTTAAAACCCAAGAAAAAGCTTTAAAACCTTTTGTAAACTATCAAGAACATTATGACACTTCAGATGATGGAATAGGTTTATATGTCTTTAACAAAGAAACAACAATAACAGCTTTATTAAGCATAATAAATAAAGTAGGTAAAATTCATAACATAATAAGAAGTTTAAATAAGAGCTTTATTCAACCTTTAATATCAGAATTTAATAGTGTCTTTTACACAAGAAATAAATT